CTATTCCGGGGAATGTCGCGGTTCGGGGCAGGGATAGGCAATGGTTAAGGCGCCGCCCAGCGCGATATCCATGGACTCGGCGTCGAGAAGGTTGGGCGTCTTGGTTTGGCGAGCGGTACGGACCATGCGGATATAGGCCGCGCGGACTTCAAGCGGGGCGAGGTAGTCCGGCAGGCAGAACGGCGCGTCAAGCGCCCCGCCCGCTGCGCGTGCCCCGTGCGTGTAGCCTGCGACGTAGAGCGAGCACAGCGTGTCGGGGATGGTGCCGGGCTTCGCCGTGCACCACTCGTAGAGGTCTCGTCCGGTGAACTTGCTTTCTGCCGCTCCGGCGGGCTGGACATGAAACAGCGTAAGTGCTGCTGCGAACATCGCCCAGCGCATCAGCGGCCCTTCCGGTTCTTCGCCCTTGGGGGCGGCGCAGAGGCCGCCTCGACGGCTTCCAGAGCCGCCAGCACGTCCTCGTCCATCGCGTGCACGTAACGGTTCGTGGATCGGGGATCTAGGTGTCCTAGAAGGCGTTGGGTCGCCTTCACGTTCTTTCCCGCCCGCTGGGCCATGGTGCCGGCGTGGTGGCGGGCGCCGTGGATCACGCGGCCCTGTCTGATGCCGGCGCGCCGCGACGAGCTGCGCAGCCGCGCCTGAAGGCCGTAGTAGGGGATTTCGACGAGGCGGGGCGGGTCGCCTTCCTTCTTCGGCGGCGCCTCCTCGTACCAGATGGTTTCGAGCTTGGCGGCCTGAGCGCGGCCGACGCGCGCCGCGATCTCCTGCGCGTCCTCGTCGAGAAGCGGGATTGTGTGCGGCACGTCGAGCTTGCGACCCTTCATCCAGGCGAGGCGAGGGCCCTCCGGCTCGAAGGCGTGCAGGGGGAAGAACAACTCGCCGAGGCGCAGGCCGTAGCGCATCAGGAGCCGCAGCGCGAGCCGGGTGGTTGGGTCAGCCTCGTCCGCCCACGCCTCGCGCTCGGCGCGGCTGTAGACGCGAACGGTCTCACGCGGCACGGGCAAGGCCAGATCGCCCCACGCGATCTCCGGTAGGCCCTTGGCGTCCCAATGGGTGCGCGCGCGGCGCAGGATCGGGCGAAGGGTCTGGATCACGTCGCGGTTCACGGTCGCGTTCGACGGGGTGTACTCTTTGGCCTTCTTGATCGTGCCGTCGCGCATGATGCGGTCTGGCCCTCTTTTGAAGGTTTGGCCTCGCCGCTTCTGCATCGCCTCGGAGACAACGCCGGTGGTGATGTCCGCCAGGCGCATAGTCTTGGGGATGAGCTTGAGGAGGTTGTCTAGACGACGCTCTGTGTCGACGGCGTCGCCGCGGTCCTTGGCGTGCTCCAGCCAATACTTGCCGGCCGCCTGGTCCAAGGTGAACTGCGAGGCTTCGCCCAGCCGACCCTCTGCGGCGTCGAGGCGCAACTTGCGCTCTACTGCCTCGGCAGCGCGGCGCGTCTGTTGGCCCGTGGAGCCATGATACCGGCGTCCCTTATAGACGAAATCATACTGCCAGAAGCGGCTTTTCGCGGGCTTGTAGACGGTCATCGCGCCGTCCAGTTCGCGAGGACAAGCCGAAGTTCCTCGCGCGTCCCATCGCGCTTGAGAGCATTGGCGCGGTGGGAGATTACGCGGGTGTTTTCGCGGGTATAGCCGCCGCTGTTGTCGATGCGGTCGAGGGACGGGGCGCCAGGCTGAACGCTTTGCCCAGACTCGACCACAATAGGGATGCCGAGGACGGGGCAAACGGCGGGAATGACGACGTCGGCGAGTTCAATCGTGAACTCCAGGCCGCGCTTGACGGCCCGAATTTTGGCCGTCCGCCACAGGTAGAGAGCACGACGCTTCACCCGATCCTGTCGCGTCCACTCCTTCTGATATGCGCGAATGTCTTCCCGCCGCGCTGCGGCGCGCGCCCGAGCACGGGCCTTGAGGCGGTCGCGGTTGGCCGCATAGTAGGCGCGGCTCCTAGCGCGCTCTTCCTCGCGGTCGCGCTGATAGATGGCGGCCCGGTCCCGCGGCATCACGCTTCCCCTTCATGTCGCTGAAGGAGACGACCTTTGCTGATCGGGTGGCGGCCTTCTTCGGCGCTGGGGGCGGACACGAAGCCTTATGCTCCTCAGTGAGATAGGCGCGAAGGTCGCGCTCGGTGTAGGCCCGACGCTTGCCCCGCGGAACCCATCGGATGACGTTGCTATCAGAGAGGGCCGCCAGGGTCTTCGCGTCAAGTCCGAGCAGATCGGCTGCGGCTGTCGCGGTGATCGTGGCGCCGTCGGCGAAGGCGTCGTCAAACAGGCGCTCGGTCGCCGGCCCCAGGTAGAGCGCTTCACCCATTGAGGGCGTCCTTGTGCTGGAGGGCGAGACAGCGTTTGCAGGTGACGCCCGCGATGCCGTAACGCCAGTACAGTCTGAACGACACCTCACGCCCGCATACGGACCGCACGCCGACCGGCGCGTGATGGACGACGAATTGCCTAGCCATCTCCCCGGCCTCCTTGAGATAGGGCGGCGTCAATGGCAGCGTCGGCGTCTTCCTCAGTGAGGATCAGGTTTTCGGGGACCTGGCCGATGAACAGGCCCGGCGGCAAGTGATCAGGCGGTCCAGCATCGCGGTTGCGCAGGTGGCGATAACGGTCGGAATCGACCTCCAGCGCGCAGATGAGGTCCGTCGCGGCGAACATCATCACCTCGCCGAGCCGCATGGTTTCCTCGATCTGGTCGAGGGTGTCCTGGCTCCACGCCCGACACGCGGCCTCCCAGGCGCGGCGGGCTTCGGTTACGTCCTTACCCGCCACGTCCGGCCTCCAGGGCCTTGCGGCGGGCTTCGCCCCAATCGAAGGCGCGATATCGCTGCTCGCAGCCGGCGGGGCCGGTGCGCAGGTTGTAGACCGTGGGCTCGCCCCGGTAGGCGTAATACACGCGCTTGCCGGCCGCCCTGGCGTGAGCGATCTCGCGACGGGTCGAATCTCCGATATAGCCGCCGGGGTTGATGACCACGATGGCGTGCGACGCGTCGATCTTGGCCAGGTGGACCTTATCGAGCCTCGCCTTCTCTTCGTCGGTGAAGCTGTCGCCGCTATGGCCGAAGCCACTCACCGAGTAGACGAGGAAGCCCGCCAGCGTCAGCCGCTTGTTCCACAGCTCGAACTCATCCTTGAACCGAGTGGACCCGCAAAGGGTCAGGCGCGCGATCTCCTGATGGCCGACGTAGAACTGGGGCAGCGGTTCGTCCCGCAGCTTATCGGACATCTTCGCCTCCGGTGGCTAGGGCCAGGGCGGCGCGGTAGGCGGCCTCAGCGGCCTCGCGAGTGGTGAATACGGATACTTCCCACTCTTCCGGGCCTGACTCCGTCCAGCTTATCGGCAGGTTGACCGCATAGATGTTGGGGAGCGCCTGTAGGCGCCCGACATCGACGATCCGGCCGGTGTAGTCGAAATTAAGGTCGGTCTGTTCGGATACGCCGGCAAGGTCATGATGCGTGACGCACCAATCGTCCCGGTCGTACATGAAGTCGGCCTCCGACAAGAGGCGACGCTCTTCGGCAGAAACCGATGGCAGGTGCTTCCCGCCTTCTGTGGGGATGGGGGAGGTCATTGGGAGGCCTCCGCGAGCTTCACGCCGAAGAACTCGGGGTCTTCGTTCCAGTAGGAGAAGACCTCCCCGTATTCGAGGCCGAGACGGTCGTGGATCAGCGCCCAGTGCGCGCCGTCCGGTAGGTCGAGAGCATCGACCTCAGCCATCACGTCGCGGACGTGTTCTTTGGTCGGGCGACGTGCAAGCCGCTCGCGCTCCCGGCGCGCAAGCCAAACGGCGCGGGTCATCACGACACGTCCTTTCTGTTCTCTTGGGCCTGGGATTGGAGGGCTCTACGCATTGCGGGCTTCCTCCATCATGTTGTTGAAGTCCCGCGCCGCCTCGTGGGTCAGCAGCAGGGCGGGCTTGCCGCGCTGATGGATCACGACGCCTTCGGGCGTGCTCTCCAGCCGGTCGCTCTTGCCCAGGCGAAGCGGCGCGAGCGCGTTCAGCATGTCGGCCGCCATTTCGATCAGAGGGTTTTTCACGTGCGCCTCGTCGGGATGAACCGGCGCTGCACGGCGTGACCGTCGGCGTCGGCGCGGTAGGCTTGATGGAGCGCGGCGCAGTAGTCGGCCGCGTCGATTTCGAGGCGAGCCCAGAACTTGCGTTGGCCCTTGTCGCAGGCGTTCGGCGCAAGCTGGTGATGCCAGCGGCAGAGCGGGCAGGAATGGCGGTCGTGGGCCTTCCTGCCGGCCTTCCAACCGTCGATGCGCTGGTGGGCTACCTCGATATGGTTCGGCTCGCCTTTCAGGGTGGCCGGCGACGGCGCCCCTTCGATCTCGCAGGCGATGCAGACGAGCCCGCTGGCGTGCTGCCAGGCCATGTAAGCCGGGTCGGCCTCATGCCCGCCCTTGGGCTTGCTGCGGCCGTGCTGGACGCGCTCGGCGCGGGGAGAACGGGCCGCCTGGCGCTGGGCGCGGGCGATCTTCCGGGCCTCGACGTCGGGGCGCTCCAGTTCGCGCACCCGGCGCCGGGCCTCGGCCAGGGCGTCCCGCCGCTCCTTGTCGTGGCGAAGACCCATCTACGCGGCCTCCTGCTGGCGGCTGAGCGTCTGGGGATCTACCCCGATCATCTTCGCAAGGACGCCGAACACCGCGTCCTTGCTCTCCTGAAACTCCCGCCGGTTCATGTGGGCGAGGTCTTGGGACCGGGCATTGAAGGCGCGCACGACGTTGTCGCGGACGATCACCAATGCGTATTCGTCCACCGGGCGCATGAACGCTGCGATGCGCTGGGCTTCGGCCTTGGACTTCGCGACGTACGATCGCTCAAGGTAGTAGCCCGCCTTGATGAGGGCGTACTTGCGAAGGTGCTCGGGGGTCGGGAAGCGCTCGGCGTCGCGCTCGTTGAGGTTCATCCACGCGTTGCGGACGACGGCGAAATATTGCCGGTGCGAGGCGGTAGACCGGGCCAGATACTCGACGAGGTCGTAACAGACGCCGACGACGAAGGTCTGCGCCGCGCGCCGGGCGAAGCGCAGCAGCGGAACCATGGCCTCGCCGTTCCAGACGAAGGCGATAGGGGCTTGGGTGCTCATGCCGCGACCGCCACAACGCCGCGCTGCCGCAGCTTCTCGACCAGCGCGTCAAGATCGTCGTTGAAGCGCGCGACCTCGCCCGCAAGGTTGGCGATGTAGGCTTCGTCGCGGCGGGCGGGCTTGATATCGGGCGCTATGCCCGGCCAGAACCCGACGAAGTCGACCCACGCGCGTTCGGCGACCCAGAGCTGACCTTGCGTTTGCGCCTTATGCTCCGGCGGGATGTCGTCGCGAAGAATGGCCTCGATAAGGAGGTGGGGCATCTTCCGCTTGATTTCGGCCATGCCGTCGCTGCCGACGAGGCAGTCAGGGCTCGCGCCCACCCTGCCGTTGCGGATGAAGCCGACCTGTTGGACGTCCATGCCCTTGATGTAGGCGTAAGCGTCGCGCGCCTGGGCCTCGACCCGCTTCCCATGCTCCATGTGGGCGTTGGAGAAGGAGTCCATGGGCTCGCCGGTGATGATCTCCCCGGCCAGCTTGAGCATGTAGGTCTTGCGGGTCTTGCCCTCGCCCTTCGCCATCACGGTCGCGAACATGCTCGCGGTGGGAATGCCCGCCCGAGCTGCGAACCATTCGGGCGAGCCCTGCGGAAAGTCGAAAATCTGCATGGCCATGGTCAGGCTCCCACCCGCGCGTGGTTGAGGCGGCGGGCCTCGTCGAGGCGGTCGCGCGGCAGTTCCGCCAGGGTGTTGACGCGAAGGGCGCGAAGCAGGCGCTCGACGCTGCCGCCGACGCGCTGCACCTCGGCGACCAAGTCGGCCACCTCCGCTTCGGTGATGAACTCGACCGGCGCCGGCGGCGGGTTGCCGTCGGTGTCCTCGTCGATCAGCCGGACGTTGAAGGTCATCACCTTCGCGTACCGCTGGCCGTAGGTCATGGCCGAGCCGAAGGCGTGAACGGCGATCTTCTCCCGCTCGTCTTCGTAGGCGTCGGCGTCGCGCGGCACGTCCCAGGGGTAGGTTTCGCTGTGCCCGCCTTCGTGCCGAACGATGCAGAGCACCCGGTAGTGACCCGCCAGCGCAGAGTCGCCGGTCGCGAAGGAGATCGACAGGCCGTGCGCCAGGATGACCGGGTCAACGGCCATGCTGACCGTCTCAAGCCGCGCGTATCGCGACATAGTCAGGTCGTTGGTCGCGTCCCGCACGACGGCGGGAATAGCCTTCTGAGCCGCGACGAACGCCGTGTTGTAGGCCGCGACCGCCTCGCGAGCGGTGAAGCGGTCGTGGGCGTCGATGACTTGGCCCAGCTTGTCGGGGCTGACGGCCGGGTTTGCCGCCAGATCGGCCAGGGTGGCCAAGAACCGGCTGTGTTCGGACATGCGCGGCTTGCGCGGCGCGCGCTTCGAGGGGGTGCTCATAGGCGACCTCAGAAGATGTGGGACAGGAAAAGCGGGACGCCGAGGAGCACGCCGTAAACGGCGGTGATCTTGAGGAGCTCGAGGAGCGCCCACAGGGTGGTGTTACGACGCTGGTCGGCGGCAAGTTCGTCCTGCCAGACCTCGTATTCGGTGCGGACGCGGCTCATTGAATGGCCTCGTCGACATTCGACTCGACGTCTTCCAGCGCGCCCGCAGCCTCTTCGAGCGCGTTGGCCGCCTCGTCGAGGCGCTGGCCGAGCTCCGACTCCTGCAAGCCCAGCGAGAGGTTGTCGAACGCCGCGCGCTCCTCCTCTCCGCACATGGAGATGATTTCCCTGGCCTCCGAAAGGAGGTCCAGGGCGCGACGTAGTTCCTTCCGGCGAGCCGCGTTCATTACGCGGCCCGCTGGACGGGGAGCATCAGCAACTCGGCCAGGGCGCGGCGCGCTTCCACGCCGTCCTCGCCGATGACGCCCGCGAGCGCTTCCAGGGCCACGCCGACCTCATGCGTGCAGATTGGGCGGTTTTCGTCGGCGAAGCCGCGAGCGTAGGCCTTGCGGGCGAGTTCGGCCTCGTAGGCGTAGACGTCGGCCCGCTGAATGTTGGCGATGGCCGTCATGAACCGGCCGCGCGACGACGCCGCAAAGCGCTGGCTGATCGTCATGGCGCGCTCAGCGGCAGCTTTGATCTCGTCTTCGGTGCGGGGCTCGTAGAGGCCGCCGGTCAGGCCGCTCCAGGCGACGCCGCGACCGCGACGGGCGAGGTCTTCGTTGTGCTCGGCTCGGGCCGCTTCCTTGGCGCGCTCCCGGGCCAGGAAGTGGGTCTCAAAGGGGATGGGGTCGTTCGCCGGGGTGGGCGGGATATGCATGGGGTGTCCCTCCGTTGGGGTAGGAGCGACGTTACCGACGGTAATGTTTGGGTGCAAGCGGAAAATTACCGGTGGTAACGCATCGGTCGTCGGAGATGCGTCAGAAACGGTCGTGTGAGTGCGCGAGTGCGGTTGACTCGTTAACGAACGGCCGCGCTTAGATGTTCTTGTATTGTTCTCATTTTGGGGAAGGCATGGGACATCCAATCAGGCTCCATGAGCCCGAGCGCGCGGCGCACCTGATCACTATCTATGCTGTTCAAACCTATTGGTTTGACGGGCGGCGAGCTGCGCGGGGGGCGCTTAAGGAGTGCGCGACCGAAGAGAAGGCAATCGCGCTGGGGCGTCGCCTCGCGCGTCGGCACTACGCCGTTCTTGCTTTCTCAGTGGTGGGAAATCCGGAGGCGGATTACTGGGCCGCGCCCCGCATCCTCGAAGCGCACGGCCCGGCGCCGCTATTTGGATAGGAGGCGAAGTTGTATCAGGCCAACCGAAACCAGATTGCGAACGAGCGCCGTTGCCCAATCATGGCGAAGAAATCTGTTCAGCGTGCTCTAGAAGAGCTTGAGCAAGCGCACGCGCCATCTCAGGAGTCAGGGCCATCTGGAAGCGTTCGTCGTCCATCGCCGCCCCCTTCAGGCGCTCGCTAAAGCCAACGACTACGCCAATAAAGCGGTCGCCGAAAGTTGCTGACGTGAAGTCGTGAACCGCGGCAAAGGACATGTCACCCAAATCGTTGAAGAGCCATTCAACGTCGGGCCGGGTGGGCTTGGTCATCTAGCTACCAGTGCGCAGAAGCTGTTCGAGGGCGGCCACAAAAGCTTCCTGGCGTTCGGCGGGTTGCGCGTCGACTAGGCGTTTCACCCGATCACCGGGCGTCTCTTCTAGCCAAGGCTTGCCTTGTCGATTGAGGAGCCATTCCCAACGGACCCCGAACCGGCTGCCAAAATGCACGGCGCGGTCATAGGTCAGGGGAATGTGCTTAGACGCTTCGGGTGGGCGCTCGTACGCCGCGTAGGTGCCTGGCTCAAGGCCGAGCGCATCGGCGGCGGCCTTGGCCGTTCCATGTTTTCGCAACCGAGCCCAGCGCAGCCGGTCCCAGCTATTTTCTAACTGCGTCCAAGTGAGGTCATTGTGGTCCACAGACCACAAGTTACCGGCGGTGACGTTACCGAGCGTAATATTCCTATTGCCAATGGATATTACCACGGGTAACGATAACTCCCATGGTTCGCACCCCTGCCCAGATCATCGACGAAAAAGGCGGCCCTGCAGCGTTCGCGGAAAAGGTCGGCGTGAAGCCCTCCCATGCGAGGGTCTGGAAGCACCGCAATCAGTTCCCTCGCCGTTACTGGCCGGAAATCAGCGCAGGTCACGCTGACCTCAACCAAAAGGTCCTTCTCGCCGCAGAGCGAGCGGCTGAGCGTCTGACCATCAACAAGAAGGCCGCCTGAGCTATGAGCCCGGCGGCCTCCGAAATCCAATCGCGCACGGGGAACGCCATCCCCACGGCTCCGTGCGCGCTACCCGCCGGCATGGCGGGTGGGGGAGGGCGCGCGCAGGGATTGCTGCGCGCCCTCCATCTCAATCCCCATGGCGCCCGCCAGATACTTGAGGCCCGCCCTCCCCAGGGCGCGCCTCACCAGCGGGTCGCTCTGGCCCATCGCCGCCAGCAAGCAGCGTTGGGCCGCATCGAACTGTCCCAAGTTCCCAACCCTGTTTCCCGATCCCGCCTCCATGTCGTCGCCTGTCTCCTGGGCGGCGCGGTCGTGGCGCTCACCCCTCAGAGGTCACTCTGATGGGGAACGTCATGCCTTTCCGGAAAAATATCCGCGCGAAACGGGAAACCAGCTTCGGGCTCGAAAACGCCCTGGCGGGCTACGTCCGCCGCCGCTGGCCTGAAAAGACCATCGGCCACGTCCAGCGCGAATGGGACCTGACGGAGAGCGAGGCGGCCAAGGTCGTCTACGCCCAGGCGTCCAAGAACACCCTCAACAAGCTGCTGCACCACAAGCGCGGCGGCATCGCTCTGGGCGTCGCGCTCGTCACCGACGTGTGCGCGACCAGCCTTGAAGAGCACATTCAATCCCAAGCCGAAAGGGCCGCCCATGAGCGCGCGTTCTGGGAGGCCGAGGAGCGTCGGCACCTCCGCTTGGTGGCTCTGTCGACTGATCTTCCTGGGTCTCGTCGCGTCGCTGGGCGCCGCGATTAGCACCCTCGGCGACGCCGGGCGGCGTCTCCGCTTCTGGGCTCAACAGCAAATAGAGAACGGCCGTCATGGCTGAAAGCAAGCGTCAGATTCAGAAGGCCAGCACCCGCGCGCGGGTCGTGCAAGCCGCCACCGTCCAATTCCAGGCCGAGGGCTATGACGGAACCAACCTGCGGGACATCGCCAAGATGGCCGGCGTCTCCACCGGCGCCATCTTCGCCAACTTCCGCGACAAGGAGGCGCTGTATCGCGAGGTGTTCGGCCACGCGCCCTACAGTGCCGAGCAGGGCCGCGCAATGGCGAGCGCCCTCAAGAGCCTGGGCGTCGACCCGGTCCTGATCCTGGCCGCTGCCGCCTGATCCCACCCCTTCACCAAGGAGAGCCGACCATGTCGGAAGAGAACGCGCGCGGCGACGTGCTGCACCAGGCCACGCAAGGCCAACTCAAGTCGACCATCGAGCGCATCGAGCGCCTGGAGCAGGAAAAGACCGAGATCGCCGAGCAGATCAAGGAGGTCTTCGCCGAGGCCAAGGGCAACGGCTTCGACGTGAAGGCCCTGCGCAACGTCATCCGCATCCGGAAACAGGATCGCGCCAAGCGCCTCGAGGAAGAGGCGATCACCGACCTGTACCTGTCGGCCGTGGGGGAGATCTGATTATGGCGGGTCAACCCTTCGAGTGCATCGTCTCGGCCGACCTCTTCGCCCGCGCGATGGTCGCCGTCTCGACGAGCGAGGCGCGTTATTACCTTCGAGGCGTCCATGTCGAGCCCGCTCCGGATGGCGGCGCGCTTCTCGTCGCTACCGACGGCCGCCGCCTGATCGCCCTGCACGACCCGAGCGGCGTCGTTCGGAACGGAACCGGCATCGTCTCCCTCAACAAGACCATGGCCAAGGCGCTGACCGCGAAAGCGTGGTCGCTGCCCAACTGGCTCAGCAACCGACCGCCGAACGCCAACGACGTGCGCCATTTGGTCGTGAAGGGCGAGCGGTCGGCCATCGTCGCGCTCGGGCCGGGCTATGATCCTGACGCGGTGTTGGCGCTCGCTGATACCCCCAGCGCCGCCGTCGGCGCGTTCCAGTGGGTCGGCTCGCTGATCGACGGCCAGTACCCGGAATGGCGGCGGGTGCTCGCGGAGCCGGACAACAGCGCCGCTCACGTGCCGGCGTTCGACCTTGCGCTTGCGGCTCCCCTGGCGAAGGCGCTGGTGGACCAGGGACTCAAGGGCGTTCGCCTTGTCCCGACCAAGGGCGTGTCGGAAGGCCCTATTTACCTGTTCCCGGCCGAAGGCCGCGGTCAGTGCTTTGGCGTCGTCATGACCGTTCGTGGGTATCACACGCCCCCTGCGGTCCACGTCCCGGCGTGGGCCGAGCGACCCCCGCAAGATCAGGCGGCCTGACCATGGGCGCCCAGATCGATATCGACGACATCTTGGGCGCCAACTACCCGAACGCGCCCGGCTGGAAGGCCCGCGACACCGCGCAGGCTGCGGCCGAGGCTATCGCGCCCCAGGCCAAGACCCTGCGCGCCCGCATCATGGACGAGTTGCGCAAGGCGCCGGGCACGCCCGAGCAAATCGCGCTGCGCCTCAAGGCCCCGCTCATGAACGTCCGCCCGCGGTGCAGCGAACTCGCCCGCCAAGGGCTGATCGTCGACAGCGAGGCCCGCGGGACCGCCATGGGCGGACGCAAGGCCATCATCTGGAAGGTGGCGGCGTGACGGTCACGGTCCACCACGGCGATAGCCGCGAGGTCTTGAAGACCCTGGATGACGCGTCGGTCGACTCCTGCGTCACCGACGCCCCCTATGCGCTGACTGCGATCCTCAAGCGGTTCGGCGCCGACGGCGCGGCCCCGGCGAAGTCCAAGGGCAAGAGCGGCGTCTACAAGCGGGCGTCGTCGGGCTTCATGGGCCAGCGCTGGGACACGGGCGAAACCGCCCATGATCCGGCGTTCTGGGCCGAGGTGTTTCGCGTGCTCAAGCCGGGCGGCCACGTCGTCGCGTTCAGCGGGACGCGCACGCAGCACCGCCAGACGTGCGCGATTGAAGACGCGGGCTTTGAAATCCGCGACCAGATCGGGTGGGTCTTCGGCTCGGGCTTTCCGAAGTCCCATAACCAGAAGGGCGATTGGGAAGGCTGGGGCTCTGCGCTCAAGCCGGCCTGGGAACCCATTTGCGTAGCCCGCAAGCCGCTCGTCGGGTCTATCGCTGTCAATCTCGCCGCGCATGGGGTCGGTGCGCTCAACATCGACGGATGCCGCATCCACGCCGGTGACGCGCAGGGCGGCGAGTATGTGGTCAAGCGCCTCAAGCCCGGCGCGACCCTGGAGAAGTCCGGAGGCAACTGGCGACCGGAGCAGGGGGGCGTCGAGTACGTCGGCAACATGAAGCCGGGCCGTTGGCCCGCCAACATCGTCCATGACGGCTCGGAGGAAGTCGTTGCGGCGTTCCCCGCCGAGGCGGGGGCGTTTGCTCCCGTGCGGGGGACCGAGCCCAGCAACGCGACCAACAACGTCTATGGTGAACATTGAGCTTCCCAACGGCTGGTCGCCGCGGCCGTATCAGCTTCCGTTGTGGAGCTATCTGGAGAACGGCGGCCTTCGCGCTGACGTCGCAGCGCACCGGCGCTGGGGTAAGGACGACGTGGCCCTGCATTGGGCCGCCTGCGCCGCGATGCAGCGGCCCGGAACCTACTGGCACCTTCTGCCCGAGGCGTCGCAGGCGCGTAAGGCGATCTGGGATGCGGTGAACCCGCACACGGGTTTGAAGCGGATCGACCAAGCGTTTCCGCCGGCCATCCGTACCCGCAAGCGCGAACAGGAAATGCTCATTGAGCTTGCGAACGGTTCGACGTGGCAGGTTCTTGGCTCCGACAATTACAACAGCCTCGTCGGTTCGCCCCCCGTCGGCGTCGTCCTGTCCGAATGGGCCTTGGCCAAGCCGGACGCCTGGACCTACCTGCGCCCGATCCTCGCGGAAAACGGCGGCTGGGCTATCTTCATCTGGACGCCTCGCGGCCGGAACCACGCGACGAAGTCTTTCGAGGCTCGCTCGCGCGACCGGGCGACGTGGTTCACGATGAAGTCGAAGGCGACGGAAACCGGCGTCTTCACGGCCGAACAGCTCGCCAAGGAAAAGGCAGAGCTGATCAGCGAGAACGGCCCGGAAGACGGCGAGGCCAAGTACGCCCAGGAATACCTCGTCGACTTCGACGCGGCCACGCCGGGCGCCTACTACGCCAGCCTCATCAAGGCGGCCGAGGAACAAAAGCGCGTCGGCGTCGTGCCTTACGACCCGGCCTTGAAGGTCGATACGGCCTGGGACCTGGGGATTGATGACTATACGGCCATCTGGTTCTTCCAGCAGTCCGGCCATCAGGTCCGCGCCATCGACTATTTCGAGACGTCGGGCGAGGGGCTGCAGTCCATCGTCCGCCAGGCCATCGCCAGCAAGCCCTACGTCTTCGGCAACCACTACCTGCCGCACGACGTGATGGTGCGCGAGTTGGGGGCCGCCGGCCGTAGCCGGTACGAAACCCTCCGTGGTCTGGGCGTGTCGCCGATCTCCGTTGGCGTCGCGACCGATCCCGAAGACCGGATCAACGCGTCGCGCAGCCTGATCCCGCTGACGTGGTTCGACGGGGAGAAGTGCGCGACCGGCCTCGACCGGCTCCGCTCCTACCGCAAGCGCTGGAACCGCAGCCTCAACGCCTACGCCGGCCCGCTGCACGACAGCGCCAGCCATGGCGCGGACTCCTTCGGCGAGTTCGCGGTGAACCGGCGCAGCAACATCGCTTTGGCGGCCCCCACAGCGCCGCCCCCTGTTTCTGGAGACTTCGGATGGATGGCCTGACCGACACGCCCGAAAAGGCCGAGGTCGAGCTGCCGCCTGGGTACGAAGACGTCGAGAGCTTCCTCAAGGAGGCCCGCGAGCGCTTCACCGAAGGCGAGAGCGCTGATCAGGAGAACCGCGAAGCCGCCCTCGACGATCTGAAGTTCCTGACCGGCGAGGGCCAATGGGACCCCCAGGTGAAGGCGGCGCGGCAACTGAAGGGGCGGCCCTGCCTTGTCATCAACGACCTACCGCAATTCGTCGGCCAGGTCATCGGCGACACCCGCACCAACCGCCCGTCTATCAAGGTGCGGCCGGTCGAGGATGCGGACCAAGAGCTTGCCGACATCCGCGCCGGCCTGATCCGATCGATTGAGAACCTGTCGAACGCGACCCAGGTTTACGCCCTTGCCGGCGAGGATCAGGTGTCGTGCGGCATCGGCCATTTCCGGATCGGCCTGGAGTACACGAACGACGACGCTTTCGACCAAGACATCCGCATTCGGCACATCCCGAACCCGTTCGCCGTGGTCTGGGACCCCTACAGCACCGACCAGACCGGCGCGGACGCCAATTTCGTGTTCGTGGTCGATCAGGTCGACAAGAAGTCGTTCAAGGCCGCCTATCCGGACGCGATCACGTCCGAACTGACTGTGGCGACCGGCGCGAGCGAATGGGTCATGGCCGGCGGCGTCCGCGTGACTGAGTATTGGCTTATGCAGTCGGTGGCGCGGACCATTGCGCTTGTTCAGGAGACGCCCGAGGCCGCGCCGAAGGTGGTCGACATCACCGGCCGCGAGGAGGAAGTGGCCTCGTTCGTCGTCACCGGCGCCGACGGTCGCCCGCGGGTGCGGGAAGTCCAGCGCCGCGAAGCCTGGATGTACCTCATTACCGGCGCGGAGGTGCTGGACGGCCCTTACAAGCTGCCCATCAGCCGCGTCCCGATCTTCAAAGTAACGGGCCGGGAAATCCGCGTCGCTGATCGCCGCTACCGCTTCGGCCTCATCAGGTTCGCCAAGGACCCCATGAGGATGAAGAACGTTTGGCGCTCGTCGGCGGCCGAATGGCTGGCAATGTCGCCGAAGCAGCAATGGCTCGCCCACGCTGCGAACCCCGACGACGTCGAGTCTCTGCGGAACGCCCATCGCTCGGGCGACACCGTGTTGCCGTACACCGGTGTGAACCCGCCGACCCGGCTAGATCCTCCCAGCCCGCCCGTTGCGCTCCTTCAGGAAGCGCAGCTCAGCGCGCAGGACATCAAGGACGTGACGGGGCTGCATGACGCCTCGCTCGGCATGAAGTCGAACGAGACCAGCGGCAAGGCGATCATCGCGCGCGAGCGGCAAGGCGACGTCGCCACGTTCATGTATCACGACAACCTCAACCACTCGATTGAGGAGTGCGGGAAGGTCTGCAACGAGCTGATCCCCGTGGCCTTCGACACCCCGCGCACCCTGCGCGTTCTGGGGGCGGACGAGGCGTCGAAGATCATGCGCGTGAACGACCCGAAGGCCGATGGCGGCTTGGTCGACATCACCAAGGGCAAGTACGACGTCGTCGTTGAGACTGGACCCAGCTACGCGACCAAGCGACTCGAAACCGCCGACAGCATGACCAACGCCCTGCAGGCCATGCCCAAGCTCGGCGAGGTCGCTGCCGACCTCTATGTGCAGGCCCAGGACTGGCCCAACGCCGACATCCTCGCCAAGCGCCTCAAGAAGGCGATGCCGCCCGAGATCGTCAACGATGACGACGACGAGCCCACGCCCGAACAGGCCCAGGCCAAGGCCCAGGCCGAGCAGATGGCGGCGCAGCAAGCCCAGATGCAGCAGCAGGCCGCCCAGATGGCCCAGGAGCAGGCGAAACTGGCGCTAGAGGAGCAGCGGGCCAAGACCCGCCAGGCGGTCGCGCAGGCCGATAAGGCTGTGGCGGACGCCGAGAAGGCCAAGTATTCCGACGATTGGAACCGCTCGCGCAGCACCTACGAGAGCGACCGCAACTACCTGACCGGCCGCTTCGACCGATCGACTGACGACCTCTTCCGGCTCACGGCGCTCGGCCAGAACGCGGCGAGTTCGTCGGCCAACGCCGCTCTCGGGCAAGGCGCGACGGAATCGAACCTGCTGGAAGGCATCGGCGACACGACCGCCAGCAACGCGCTTGCGCAAGGTGCGATCTGGAGCGGCGTCTTCGGCGACCTGGCCGGGACCGCGGCCGGCGTCATCAACGGGTGGGGCAAGGGCTCCACCGCTCCCAAGTCTAAGGCTCAACGCTGATGGTCGATATTGCGGGCTACCGCTTCCCCAACGTCGCGGCGCGCGCTCGGGAAGCCTACGACGGCGTCAACGCCATGCGCACGGACCGCGCCCGCATGGACGCGGGGAACGCCATGGCGAGCGGCGATTACGGCAGCGCCGCCCGTGCGCTCTACGGCGCTGGCGATATCGAGAGCGGTTCCCAGGTCCAGGCCATGGGCCAGCGCGAGCAGGCGGCTGCAGCCAAGTCGGAGAGGGACCAGCAAGGCGAAGTCCTGGCGCTGACGGGCGAGATGGCCGGTCGGCTCTCGACGATCCTTGAGGGCACGAAGGGCGACCCGGCCGCCGCGCTGGACGCCTTCGACAGCTTCTTTGCGCCCCGCTTCCGGCAGCTCGGCGAAACTGACGAGGAGATCGGCCAGATTCGCCAGCACCTCAGCACCAACCCGCGCGAAACCCTGATCGCCCTTGGCGCAGGCGCGGCGAAGGAGGCTGGTTATGACGTCAAGGTCGTCGGCAATGAGGCCCTGGTGTTCCAGGGCGGCAAGGTCGTCAACCGGTACGGCAGCAGCCGCCCGGAGTGGCGCGAGGTCAAGCGGGCCGACGGCTCTACCGAGTTCATCGACCTGAACAGCGGCGGCGGTGGCGACGCGGACTATCGCACGCCGGATTTCAACCCGGATGTGCAGCGCGAACGCCCGCTGCCGAACATGGGCGACATCGGGCCGCGCATCACCGGCGGCCCGGCCACCAAGGACGCCGAACGCTTGATGGGGGCGCTGATCGCGCAGGAGAGCGGCGGCGATGGCAATGCGGTTGGACCGCAGACCCGCTATGGCCAGGCGCTCGGCTCGACGCAGATGCTTCCGGAAACCGCCGAAGGCATGGCCCGCAAGCTCGGCGTGCCGTGGCGACCGGACCTCCTGCGCGGCGACACCCCGCGGGCGCTTCAGTATCAGCGCCAGCTTGGCCAAGCCTACCTTCAAGAGGGCCTGGACAAGTACGGCGGCGACGTCGAGCGGGCGCTGATGTACTACCACGGCGGCCCCGATGAGAGCATTTGGGGTCCGAAGACGCGCCGCTACGCCACCGAGGTTATGGGGCGGCTCAGCCAGCCCTATGAAGTCGCGTCGGCTGGCGACACGCCCGCGCCTGGCCCGCGCCGCATCCCGGGCAGCGCTCCCCAGCCGAAGGAGGGCTATCGCACCCTCTCGACGCAGGAGGCCGCAGAGATGGGCCTTCCCGCCGACGGCATCTATCAGGCAGGGCCGAGCGGCCAAATCAGCGCTATCCGCCAGCCGCGGAACAACGAGAAGCCGACCGAGGGGGCGAAACGCAACGTCGCGCTGACGCACCGGATGCTGGATGCGAACGAGCGCCTCAACGCCATCATCCAATCGGGCGTGACCCGTCCGAGTTACTGGAAGCTGGTCACGGAAGGTGGCGTCGCCCGGCTGGAGCTGCGGACCGAGAATGACCGTCGGTTCGTCGCGGCGGCCAAGGAGTGGATGTCGCCCATCCTGCGCAAGGACACGGGCGCAGCGGTCACCGACTCCGAGTTCCTGATGTACGCCGACACCTACATTCCGGCGCCGGGCGATCCGCCGTCGGTTCTGCGGCAGAAGGCCGAAGCCCGGCAATCGGCCATGGTGGCCATGGCCGGCGAGGCGGGCTCGCTCTACAGCCAGACCCACGGCAAGCGCACCTTCAAGTCGCAATGGGCTCCCATCCGCGACAAGGCGCCTGGCGGTGGCCAGGGCGGCGGCCCGCCGGCCGCGGCCATTCAGCACCTCAAGGCCAATCCCAACCTCCGCAGCCAGTTCGACGCCAAGTACGGCGCGGGCGCTGCCCAAAGGGCCCTCGGGCGATGAGCAATCCCTTCGATCAGTTCGACGAGGCCCCCGCGCCGGCGCGCCGCAAGGTGTCGCCGCGCGTGCCGGGAAACATCGACCTCGGGAAACGTCCCATAGTTCGCAATGCCGACGGGTCGATCAGCACCGTTCGTTCGATGTCGTTCGGCACCGATCAGGGCGAGGTTCTCGTTCCGACCGTCAGCGACGACGGCCGGATCATGAGCGACGACGAGGCGGTGGAGAACTACCGCCGCACGGGTCGGCACCTTGGCGTGTTCGCGAGTCCTGACGACGCGACGGCCTATGCCCAGCAGCTCCACGAAGACCAGGCGGCCGAGTATCTGCCGAAGGCCCAGGGCGCGAACCCGTTCGATCAGTTCGACGATGTCGAGGACGTCGGCGGGGTCGAGAGCCGGGTAGCGAAGCGTCGCAAGATGAAGGGGCTGGGAAAGGCCGCCCGCCGTGCTGACGCCGCCATGCGCGGCGCGGCCGACATGCTGACGGCTGGTTTCGCCGACGAGATCGCCGGGGGTGTTTCGGCCCTGCCCGAACTTCGTCACGGGCTCGAAGCCTACGACGAAGCTAAGGACCGCATCACGCGCGAGGAGCGCGCGATTGATGCAGCCGACCGCGAGGATATGCCGATCACCCGCGGCGCGGGGCAATTCGGCGGCTTCGTGGCGGGCCTCGGCGGTGGCGCTATCGTGAACCTCGGCAAGCTCTCGACCAAGGTTCCGAATGCGCTTCGGGCCACCGGCGCAGGGGCGATCTACGGCGCGCTCGGAGCGGCGGGTAACGCAGAGGGCGACTTCGACGAGCGCCTACCGGCCGCCGCTGGCGGCGCTGGCCTTGGGGCGGTGCTCGGCGCGGCGTCGGTTCCGATCACCGGCGCTATCGGTATGGGCGTCAACGCCATGCGCAAGCACATGGCGCCGGCAGCGGAGCGTGTGGCGAACCACATGCGTTCTCGCCTCGACGTCGGACAAGTCCGCGAGCGCATCAACGCCATGCGCGAGGCCGGGGCCGAACCGAGCTTGGTAAGTGCGCTGGACGAAGCGGGGCGGGGCTTCGTTCGTGCCGCGGCCTCGCGGATGACGCCGGCCCGGGAGATCGTTCAGCGTCGGGCGGAAGCTGCGTCGCTGGACCTTCCGGGGCGGATGAGCCGCCAGGCGCGCCGCATCATGTCGGACGACGCCAGGACGCCCGCGGAGATCGCCAAGGAGCTGAAGGCCGCCCGCAAGGCGAACGCTGACCGCGACTTTTCGGCGGTGCGTGACGAGCGGGTCAGCCTATCGCCCGACGCGGTCACGGCGCTGCGGACCGATGATGGCCGTGACGCGGTCCGTTCGGCTGCGTCGGCCGCGCTGCGCGCCCTCGATCCGGCACGCCGAGAGGTGGGGGCCGAACTCAATCGGCTTGCAGGCGACCTCCTCGACAATCCAGGCGGGGTGAAACTGTCGGTCGGCATGGCGCAGGAGATCAGCGATTCGCTCTTCGACGCCGCCGACGCCGCAGCCCGACAGGGCTATGGCCGGCGCGCGAAAGACCTTGGCGACCTTGCCCGCGCGGTGCGCGACAACGCCCGCGAGGGCGTCGAGGGCTACGGCAAGGCCCTGGACGCCTTCAAGGCCGACAGTCGGCGCTTGGAGGCGGCGGAACGCGGCGAGGACTTTCTGGCGCGGAACACTGACGAGTTCGCGGCGGAAATCCCTGGCCCTGGCCAGCCGGGGAATGACTTGGCGCGAGCCTCGGCCCGGCGCGCGGTCGAACGTAAGGCGGGCGAGAACACCGCAGCGGCACCCGGTGTCGCCCGAGCGATCGCTGACGCCCCGGAGCAGCAGGCGCGCAACCGAGCCCTTCTCGGCGAGGCGGACGCGACTCGGCTGCAGGACGCGATGCGAACCGAGGCCCGTGTACGTGCCGGCCGATAGCGCCGTGTCGTTCGTCTCCTTCGCCTCAAACGTCGGGGCGGCTGACTTCTGCCGCTCCACGCTGAACCGCAAGCTCAACGCGGGCGATCTCGCCGGCGCCTGCAACGAGTTACCCCGCTGGGTCTATGCCCAGGGGATCAAGCTGCCCGGCCTCGTCACCCGCCGCCAGGACGAGCGCGCCCTGTGTCTGAAGGGCCTCACGTGGTGGGAAAGGACCGGGCAATGGCTGAAGCTCTGATGTCGAGGGCGGGGGCGATCCTCGCGGTATGCGCAGCGGTCGCCCTGATCGTGCTGGCCGCCTGGTTCAACCACGACCGAGCCCGCCGGGCCACGGCGCGAGCAGCGGCGGCCGAGCGCCAGGCCGAGATGAACGCCGAGGCGACCCGGCAGCTCGACCGCTATGCGACCACCACCACCATCATCCGTGAGAAGGCCCAGGAGGCCGAAAATGCAGTTCGATCCGCGCCCGGCGCTGACGCGCCGCTCGATCGGCACGATCTCGCCCACGTCAGCACCCGTTGCCGACCGGCGGCTTGCGGTGAAAGAACGTCGAATCGCCCGTGAAGAACCCCGCGCACTCGTCTATGGCGGTCTTCACCTTGTCGAGGGCGCAATACTGAGCGTCGAACGGACGGCAGTTCTCTTTGAGCTTGATGATTTCGCGGCGCAGCTCGCCGAGCGTCGCCAAGTCGCTCTCTGGGAACATGATACCGGGGTAAGTGCGTCTGACCAT